GAGTACGGTGAAAAAATGTTGAATATCAAAAACCAAATTGACCTTCTATATGCCCGAAAGCAAGGACTTGGAAGATTGGTAGCATATCTCAATGCTTATACTGCCCAAGGCCAACAACCATTTACCATAAATGACTTGGATAATGTGGTGGAAGAAAGCAATCTGGAGGTTGGTAAAAAAGCAATCAACTCTTTACTCCAAGCCTGGATCTCGGCATAAAATTCGCATTATCTATCGGAACAGATAAACTAAAAAAAATGAAATACGAAATCTCTTCTATCAAAGGCATCATCGAAGGTATGAAAGAAAATCACCTAGTCGAAGGTGATGTTATTATCTACAAACGATTTTCAATTATCGTAGATTCAAATACCGAAGATTACAAACGTCTTCGCTGTGACCCATCCACCCCAGCACAATATCGTGAATATTCCAAACTTTACGTAGCAGCACACAAACAAAATATTTCAGTAGATTTATCCTAATTGGGTATTTACTTTATGGGTTTTACTTAGTATATTTATACTACACTAAAAAACAAAAACAATGGACAGTAAATTATTAGACATCTTTGATTTCGAACCAAATTGGATCGACGAAGAATACCAGTACCAGGAATGGAAAAATAAATCTTGGGAACAATTAGAGGCTGAGGAACAGGCTTATTACGATGAACTAAAATATTCCTACAAAACAATATGACACAGGAAGATAAACGACAACTTTTGATTGTTAGACAATCACAAGTTCAGAGAGCAATTGAATACTTTACACTTCTGGATATCAAACCAGATGCTAAAACTTTGCTTACAACGGCTGATTTATTCCGTGAATATGTCTATGATGGTTTGACCGATAGCGTCAAAAATAGATGTACCAGAATGGACGAGGCACTAAAGAAAAGTTTAGATAGATAACCCTTTTGGTAGTAAGGAGATAACCGGTTGCTTTAGTTCATTTTGTTTGCTGGTTATTCTCCGCTACCTCTACCACCATACCAACTAGGTATTGGACAGTCATAAATTGGATTCAGACCATAACCACCAATTCCGTATCTACCACGACTTGGTAAGGTTACAGAAGATTTGAATGCTCCACCAAATTCTGGAATAAGTTGTCCATTATTGGTAGTAAGAGTATATTGTGGATAATCAGCATTATTGAAAACTAAATGTCTTCTAAGCAAATTGTCATTGAACTCTGCCTGTGCTTTGGAGTTGTTCTTGAGATAAGTAAATTCTTTGATTCCAATGTTGGACGATTGCTCACTACGATAAGATTGTAATCCAACGTTTACGAACTTTACAAAGAAGTTATCCAATGCCAAATAGTAAGCGTAAGAAATCAAAGTTGGAGCAATAAAGTTATTCAACAATTCTTTATATTTTACCTTTGCTGGTAAGTCAATATCACCATCCTTTACCAACTTGAGAATATACTCATAGAGATTGGTTCCCAAACTTTCTTGAATAAAAATCTGTTGTGCTTGTTGAATACAAAATCTCAACTCGGAACTATCAACGTTTTCGTTGATGCTCGTGTTATCTTTGAGTTTTTGCTCACTAATTAGTAATACGTTGTAAATCATCCTAAAATACTATTTTGTTCAATTTCCAAGACAATTTGTTCTCCTGGATAAATGAGTTGAATCAAAGGTTCAAGTTCACGGATAATGAACTCCTGCATTGGTTTTACACTCGTATTCATAAACAATTTGTAAGTTGTTTCCAATTGCTCAGCAGACGATGAAAATCCTTGAGGGTTGGGCAAACCGATTATTGAACCATCGACAATTTTATGCCCGGCTAAAATATTCTCTCTAACTAACGCAAAGATCTCAGCATAACCTCCTGTTTGCATAGTAGGAGTAATTTGTGTAATTTCTGGTTTTCCACCTTCACCACCATAACTAACGATGATGCGACCCGCATTCTCACTACCACGGTATCTTTCTTCCAATCTTCTTAGAATATCTTCTTGGTCATTTTGTGAATCAGGTGCTTCTTGAGGGAAATGCACCCACATACTAGGCGATGCCCCATTGAGAATATTGTGTAAATTGAAATTCGAAATCGCTCTAGATAATCTAATATCCAAAAGTGATGCCAAGTAATCTGGAGCACCATAAAACAGATAACCTGGTTGATAATTTTTGATATGAACAATTTGTCTGTCGGTATAATTCTTTGGGTCAAACTCGTGAAACTCTACCACTCCGGCTTTTTTCCAATTTACCCAATCAGTACAATATAACCACTTGTTAGATTTTAGTTCTCCATTTTCAGGAGATGAGGCTCTAAAGTATTTGCTTGGAATAACGTGGAAACCAGCAATACCTTCTCTTCTGTCATTTTTCCATAATATCTCCAAAAATAGATTACCACCAACAATGAATTCCCAAAAAATCTGTTTTACAACATCATTGAGATATTCTTTGGTGTTGATCTTGTAATCTCTGGTAAAACCACGTCCGGCAGCATTATCTACCTTACTCATAACGCAAGCAGAGTGTATTGGACTAAACTGAGTGTAATCATAAAAACGCTCAATTTCCATATTATCCAAACCCCATCTAACAAAAGGTTCATTACGATTTATTTTCTCAATGAACTTACCGGATAATGTATCCACGGCAGCAAAATCTATTCTAGAAATATTCATCATTCGTTATACTCGTTATAGATAATAAATACATCCGGGGTTCCACTATAGGCAGTCGGAGTATTTTCGTTGGTTCCAATAACTTGACAAAGATCATTAGCAACAATGTTGTAAGCCAACTTGGGGTTTATATTATTCCAAGATTCTTGTTCATAAACTTTTACGTCATATTCACCAGGAATAAGATGAACATTGGTAATACCAGAATATGAATTACCGGTTAGAGATTGTGGCAGATTTGTAAAAATACCAATATTGAATAAGTTATAGCCGGGAGGATAATCCGTATCCCAGCCAAATTCGTGAGGGATAAAATTGAACTGCTGACCAGATAACTTATGTGTCATACTCCACAAGAAAAATGGATCTGGTAAAGTTTGATTTCTGGTACAAACTTCTGCTACGTCATTGCTTTCGTCTTGGTACAAATAAATCATTGGTGGAGATTATGAACTAAGTTTATCATCTTATCAACATCTACATCATTACCAACCGGAAATGAATGTTTGACTAATCGGCGTAATTTTGGATTTCTTCTAAAGTATTCGGTTAGAACTGAAAAAGAATCACTACGGAATATCCATTCAATACCAACAATTTCATAACCTTGAAATTCATCATTTTCGTGCATCACTTTTTTTTCTACCTTCAACATAATTATCTCCAAGTTGCTGTATTGAATGTATTACCTCCAGTATTACCTAAACCACTAACAGTTATAGTTCTAGCCCCGGATGTTGATTGAGAGAAATCAGCCCCAGTACCTTCACCAGTGGCAGCACTATAACCAACATCAAATACTTTTGTTGCGTTCGTCCAAGTAAATGTTCTACTAGCACTAACGGTATTATTCAAGGCTGAAACACCAACACTACCAGCTGATAAAGAAGTTGTGGTAACAGACCTTGAAGTTGCTGTACCAAATGTTTGTCCATCTACAAATTCCGGAGTGGTAGAGTTATAGTTTGTAATCAACCACACCGCAATACCACTTCTGAGATTTGTACCGGTATATGTCGCTACAATATCAACTGTTGAGCCAGCATTTTCACCATAATAAATCCCTTGTGGCAATAGACCATTGTAATTACTTTTGGTTGCTTGTGTCATCGCCACTCCATCCAAAGTTACGGTGTTGATGGTACCCGTACCAGTACTATTTTCACCTTGTACCGCTACAACAACTAAACCAGTTCCACCAACATCTAAACCACTAAAACTTGTTGTTTCTGCCCAAGTGACATAACTAATTGCTGCATCACTTGGAAGTGATGGTGAAGGAGTAGGTGTCGGGGTTGGAGTACTAGTTGCACTAGGTGTCGGGGTTGGTGTGCTAGTCGAACTCGGAGTAGGAGATGGTGATGGAGTAATATAGGTATTTCTTCCTAATGTAGTTTGGAAGGTATTTACGATTGAACTGAATGTTCCCACCTCTGAACTTGATAATCCTTCACCCAAGAAGATAAAGGATAAACCTTGATTTGCGTATCCATTACTATAAACTCCCGTATCTTGATAGAAATTCCATACTGCGATTGGTCTTGCAGCACCACCAACAGTATAGGTCGTAGATGCGGATAAAGTAGGTGTCGTATTACCATTTCTATAAAGATAACCCGCAGGACTTGTTGTTCTACTTGCAACATAAAAACCATTATAGTTTCCACCCGCATTTTGTTGAACGGAGGTTGTACTACCAAATCTCATAAATCTCGCAGTTCCAAGTCGGGTTGCGATTTGAGCCTGCGGAAATATTGAACCAAATGATTGACCAATAATAATCTCTTCTGATTTTGTTGGGGTGTTCTGCGTAAATTGGTAAAATCCCATAGACATATTGTCTTGTAAGAAACTATTACTATTGAAATTCGTATTAGCCCATCCTGTCAATCCATCCCCAGTAGTTCCACTGACAGAATAAGTAAATGAACCATTATAGGTCAAATCATAGGTAGAATTACTACGAATACCATTTAGGGATGTAGAACCTGATGTTGCACCCAACATCGGGTAGAACGCATACATCTTGGAATATAGACCATTTGATTTCAAGTCAAGAAACAATGTCTCGGTTGCGGCAGATACTGTTGCGTCAATTCCTGTTCCACCATTACTAATAACCGCTGCGAGATATGCTGCAGCATCAGGATCAAAAGGTGGTGGTGATGTACTCGGAGTTGGAGTTGGAGTTAGAGAAGAAGTTGGGGTAATAGATGGACTAGGTGGTGGTGTTGAATCCTTTTGAACATTCATAATTTGATTGACAATTGGTATCCAAACATTACCACGATTTTCCTTCTGACCCAATGGCTTTAGTAAATCTGCCATACTGTCATTCACCGGTGGATAAACCTTGGGCATAAACTTATTTCTTCTCATTGAATAGATTTTTACGAATTAGAATTAGGTTTAGAATTACCGCTGACGATAATGAGACAACCGTGATGATTGGAATAATATCCATAAAGGTCATACTAATACTCCCTAAAGTAATAGTATTGGCAACTAAGGTATCTTTATTCATTGTAAGTATATGGCTAAAAAGGGAAGGAGTAAATCCTCCTTCCCTTAGATAAAATTATTCAGCATCAACTGTAATTCCTGACATAACAGCCGCAAGGGTTGTTGTAACAAGAATTTCCTGTGAAGCATTTGGTTCTCCACCAACGATAGATAGAGCAGAAATACCATTGAGGTCGTTGTACAAAGTTCCGGTTTGTAAAGTACCGGCAGTGACTAAACCGCCATTTTGGAAAGCAAATGACCAATAACGGTCGTTGTTGTCAAGAACAATCGCATAGATGTTGTTCTGAGCCACCAAATTCTGGAATACATTACGAAGTTCGTAAGACATCTTTGGTAAGTTTATTGTGATGTTTGGTTCGAATACCACTGACTGAGCAGTAGTATTCACGCTGATTGCTTCTGAGAAACTTGAACTCTGTTTGACTAACTCAAAAAGGTAGAAAGTTCCTGTGCCCGAGATTGACGTGATTTGGTTATCCACGCTCTGAGCCCAACTAGTGATAGTGTTTCCAGAATCACCAAGCAACCAGATTTTTTTGATACCTCCGGTTGAAGCATTTCTACAATCTAGCGTATATCCGTTTTCAATATAACAAGACATAATTTATTTGTTTTTTGTGGTTAGTTTATTTTATTCAGCGCTCAAGAAAGAAGGTACATCAAATACACCTACTCCGTAAGTTGCGTGAAGCATAATTTTTACGATATCTTCGAATGGATCGTAGATAGCCTTTACTGTCATCATTTCAGCATTCATACCAATCATAATGTATTCAGCAGCACCTGCGATTACACGTGATTGTCCGTTCAAACCTTGAGTTGGGATAACTCTAACATTTGTACCTGGGATCATAACTGACCATTCCTGACCAATAGCAGCACCTGCACTATCCAAAGTGAATAAGTTCACGTATGAAGAGTTTCTCATACTTGCTACCAATGCACGGTAATCAGCGTAAGAGCAATACATAACCAAATCGTCTCTGTGAAGGACATTCTCTGGCATTGCCTCA